TAAAAATATAATTGGAAATACACAAGTAAGCATTGAAACTGAAACTGAAGTAACAAAATCTGATACTATTTATAACACAATTAGAAAAGAATTTTCTTTAAAAACAGGAATGTCAAATTTTCCTCCAAATCTTGCAACAAAATATTTATTGTATACTCCTCCTCATGAAAAAGATGGTGTAGAAATTAATGAAGTTAAAATTCAAGGTGATTACGATAGAGAAATTTTAAAAAAAAATAAACTTAATACAGAAATAAATAATCTTAAACAAAAAATTAAAGATATAAAATATAGTATTGATGAAACTCAACAGAATACAAGTCTAGAAAGAGCTGATAAATTACAAATACTATCAAGTTATACAGCCGAACTTGAAGAAGATCAAAAAAATCTTGAAAATAAAGAAGATAGTTTACGTACATCAGTTGCCGAAATTGATTTATACAAAAAACAACTAGATGATATAAAAAAAGATAAAGACATTTTACCTGTTATTGTTTATGCTGTTCAAATAAGTCAAAACAATATGCAGACTATTATTCAAAGTTCTAAAAGTAGAACTACCCTTGCATCGGGTGAACTTGTTATGGTTCCAATAGTAACTATTTATAATGTATTAGGAGGTAAACAAATATCAGATAATATAGTAATATCAAATTTTCAAAACCGATTACTACAAATGACTATTGGAATTTTACAACAAGAAAAAATAATATCGCAAATCGCCGATGCTAGTCAGATTGGAACCGACTATTATGATGATAAGAAGCGTATGGAAGCATTACAAAAAATTTTATCGCCGGACTCAATTAGTGAAATTGACGATATCATAAAACATAATATAAAATTCATATTGGGTATATTTTTTTCATATAAGAATTCATTCAATTACTCAGGTAATCAATATATTATAAATTCTGTAGACTGGAATGATGCTTTTAAACAACTTAGTAGTAAATCTAAATTACTAAAACGCATGAATGCAAGTTATTATATAAGTTTAAAATTATTTCTTGAAAAATTAGAACCTGGGAAACTTCCAAGTGATAGGAAAGGCACCTTCCTCGAATCATGTGGAGTAAAGGGTGCAATTATACGCAATGAATGGAAAAATAATTTTGAGTCTAAAACGTTGAAAGAATGGAAAGCGCTTTTACCACTCCCGACTTTTGGCAAAGGCAAAGGTGAAGGTATACTTAATAAAATAGTTCCTTCTTTTATCAAAAATGCACTTAAGTCAATACAGAATCCACTGATGTCTCCACTTGACCCCGGTGTTTTACAAGTGTCACTTATTCAGTATTCACTACTTGGGGAGGTAGAGCTTCAAGAATTTTATTTTAAGATTGAAAATTCATTTGCCGGAGTTGCATGGAAAAATGATAACACGTGGGAGAAACGAAAACAAAGACTATTCGCTGCAATGGATGAATGTCAGGCGGATATTTATTGTTTTCAAAATGTGCAATGTTCTTTGGATGTATATAAAAATTGTGTTAAAAAAGCTGTTTCAGATTATGATGATAATGAAAAGGAAAAGAAAATAGAAATGTTACGTAATATTAATGAATTATCAACTTATAGAGAGCGCCTTAATTTTTATTTTAGTAAAATACATGAAAATTTAATTTCTACACATGATTCTGAAGGTCTGAATTGCATCAGTGATATATATGAAAAATACAAAGATTCATATGACTTTGTTTACTTTTTTGAACAAGTATTTTATACTTCTGGTGATTTACAAAACAACACTGATCTTAGTTCAATAGGTTCTCCAAATATGTTGTATCCTGAATATGGAAAAAAAGTTGCACTAGGAAATTTAACTATGGTTAAAAAAAGTAAATTTGAAATTGAAAATAAACTACGTTATGATGTTCGAATAGGAGCAGCTTTTTGTTCAGAAAATATTAAAAAAAAATTTGATAGTAATTTTAAAGATTTTTCTTCAACGTTACCTAATTTTAAAGATGAATATGACTCTATGTGTAGAAATAAGTCTTTTGCATCTATGGTCTATATTAGATTTAAACCTGTAGCAGAGGTTCCTCCCGTGGAGCTTGAATTAAACCAACAACCAACTAATGATGAACAAGTAGAAAATGCAATGAGTAGCGAAAACAGAGAATTTGAAAATGATGAGACTTTAAAAGAAGTAGTTGAAAGTAATAACGATGAAGAAGTTATAGAAAATGCAGAAGGTGAAGAAGATAAAACAGCCGAAAAAGATGAAATGATAGAACAAGGAGGTGGAGCACCAACATGGTATGATAAAGACACCACAGAAGTAGTTGGGTATGGTAGGGTAATAAAAAAACCTCCTCCTCCACCTTCTAAAAAAAAATCTTCGAAAAGTGGTCCACCATTGCCATGTTTTGATATGAAAGATACATTATATATACCAAAATCCAATTTTACTAGTAATCCATTATATGGAATTTGCAATATAAAATTTGATACTACTGATATATCTCAAAAATCAGGATCATCTAGTTTACCAAAAGATGTTATGCAACTTGTTCTAATGGCTGTATTTATTTATAAACTACGATTTAATATGCAGTCTTATGGTTTACGAACTACTAATTTATATAATAATCCTTTTATTGTTTCCGGACTTTTTAGAGATGATATGGTTACAGGTTCTGATGGTAATCCTAAACTTAAATCTGCATTAAAATTATTGACAACAGATATAACAACTAAGTGGAAACAAGATATTAATCCGCCTTTTGATGTCTACGTTAATAACTTTGTAAAAAGTATGATTATATTAACATATTTACGTGTAGGTAAAATTCGAGTAGCTGGTTATCATTCTGTTCATAGAAATTTTAACCCTAAGTTAGTTGGCGATACTTATCCACTTGAACAACGTTCAGGTTCATCAATATCTGAATTGATAATTTGTTGTGATAATTTTAAAATATGCAATACTGACCCAAATAGTGACAATGTAATGCACAAAATGATACCCGCAAGAAATCCTAACCCCAATTTTCCTTTATTTCCGAATAAAGTTAACCCGTCAAATAGTGTTGCCATTGGTGGTGTTTTTGATATAACTACACCTGCAATATTACAACATATTAGTCTTATAACTAAACAAATAAAAGAAGGACGCGAAGCAGACGCAGAAGCAGTAAAAAAAGCACAATCTGCAGCAGTTCCATATGAAGGAGAAAAAATGAGTTTGGATGAGTTACAAAAGATGTTTCCCGTTCCTGTTCAAGCTCCTGCTTCTACTCTTTCCACTAGCATCGTTCCTTCTAGTATGGCTCTACCTATTGTTTCCAGTAGTGCTGCTCCTGCTCCTGCTGCTGCTCCTGCTGCTGCTCCTGCTGCTGCTCCTGCTGCTGCTCCTGCTGCTGCTCCTGCTGCTGCTCCTGCTGCTGCTCCTGCTCCTAATCTCATTCCTCCACTTAAACCATCAACCGCAACTACTTTAATAAGTGAAAATAGTTTAGTAAAAGATACCTATCTAAAAGAGTTTCTTAATCTTGGTGTTCCTCGAGGATATGTAGTTGTATCTCAAGATAGATATAATTTTTTTAAACAAAGTGATGACAAGACTAAGATGGAAGAGTATACTATTGATAGTTTAAAATTAGAAGATTTTACTTTCAGTGAAACTACAAAATATGTGCATAGTGTTTTTGCTGGTTCTTTTTTATTTTACTATGATTTTAAAAAAGTAGGTGGTATTGACTACTATAAAGTATGGTTTCCGTTTAATGGTAGTAGCGCATTCTCTGGTTTAATCGATAAAAATAATTATAATGATGTATTTAAAATTAATACTTTTAACCCTCAGGGTAATGGTGGTATGATTATGTGGTTACCTGTTCCTATGATTAGCATTCATCCATTTATTCCAAAAGAACAATCAGAAATACAAAAAATTATAGATGAATGTAGAAAAAATCCTGATAAAATTTATAAAGATGCTGTTATAACGATTATGATTAATTTTTTTAATATATATACCGCAGGAAACAATGTGTTATCACCCAAATTAAAGAATTTTATAAAAGAAATATTTCTAAAATTACAAATTAAACTACCACATGAATTTGATAGTTATCCTAATATATATAAGGAACCAAATATTACACCTAAAAGAACATTGGCAATAAATAAAATAATAGAAGACTTAGAAAAATTAGCCAAAGGAGAAACACCTGCTCCTGCACCTGTTCTTGCTGCTGCACCTGCGTCTGCACCTGCTCTAGGACCTAAACCTGTTCCTACTTCTGCTCCTGCTCCTGCTCCCGCCACTACTTTAAAAGTAATGTCATTTAATACTTGGTTTGCCGCATTTAGTCCCAAAGACCATAAAAATGACGATGATACAAGATATTGTAATAATTTTGGTATAAATCCTGAAAATCCGTGTAAAAAAAATATTATGGATGAAATTATGAGACAAATAGAACAAGGCACTCAAGTTATATTTTTACAAGAATTTGTTCGAACAGATCAAATTCGGAGTACGTTTACAGGATATCCTGTAAGTTTTACTGATACATCACAACGCCCTTTTGTCATGACATATACACCAAAACCCCCTTCATTATCACAACCAGATGAATATTATGTGTATAGTTTTAAGGCCGGTTCTGCCAATGGAAATGGTGAAACTGCGACTACATTATGTTCTAAACGTTTTTTTTCTTCTCCTCCTAGCGATTATTTTATGGGGAACTTAACTAGTGTTCCTAATACTCCATTACATGCATTAAATGGAGATACAACTACACCTAGCCAATGGATAGTCTCTGGTGGTTCAAGGCCTTATATTGTTTTGGTATTTAAAGATAAAAAAATGATTCTAATCAATATACATGCACCGCATTACAACAAAAAATTTGAAATACTACTTTATCATACCCCTATACAAATACAAGAAGTAAATAAACAAAATACCAAATATAATAATAATCTTATGACTTATGCAATAACCGAACTTGGAATTATGCTTAGAAAAAGAATTCCAACAGAATTAAAAGAATATAGTATTGTATTTGGAGGCGATTTTAACTGCGGTCCTGACAGAGCACAAGAATACTTAGCAATGCTTGGTGAAAATGGGAAAGAAGGAGTCTTTTCAAATAGTTCGGGACAATTCAAAACATTGGCAACAAATCCTTCGCCTTCTGATAAACAGAAATCACCTACATGTTGTGTTACAAAAAGTGAATCTCCAGGTTTTACTAGCGCCTTTGACCAGATTTATTCTAATAAATTAAATATTGTAAACTATTGGGCATATGGGCAGAAGAAGTTACAAAAACCTAAACCTCCTATAGGAAATTTAAATTATTTCTCAGACCATTTACCTGTGTATGCAGAAATAGAAATACCAGCAGTCGCACCTATAACTGCACCTGCACCTGCACCTATAACTTCAACATCAATAACAACATCGACAACAACAACTAGTAGTCCAAGTGGTGTAAGTCAAGTGCGAGAACTTAGTGTTGATCAGATAAATAGTGAAATAAGTAACCCTAGTAATAATAGTATATACATTATAAATGGTGGAAGTTTTAACCCGCCACATTTTGGTCATATAGGATTGTTTGAACTAGCATATCAAGCTATTCAAAAAGACACCAATATCCCTAAAATTGCTGGTCAGAAGTATTATGGTGTTATGGTATTGGCGCCAGAAAAACATATCTCTGATAAATTAATAAAAGCCAACGGAAATACAACCGGATTGTTGTCATTAAAAGCTAGAGTTAATTTATGTCAACTAACTATTGTCGATTATCAATGGAAAGATCCTTCACGATTTGGACCACAAAATATGATAGTAGTTAATGAAGAGGAATATAATCCAATGGGAAGTATTATTTCAAGAAATCCTAGTAAAATACAAAATATGTATTATTTATGTGGTTCTGATTTTTATTTTGATCAAATAAATAGTGAAGGTAAAATCGAAAAAAGAGGACATTATGGAGCTAATATGAATATGGTATATAGTATTCGTGAGTCATCATTAGATAAAACGCCAGATCCATATAAGGGTACTTTTAAACATCTTAGAATAACAGAATCTAGATATAAAGATATGTCCTCTACAAAAGTTAGACAAAATATATTAACACTTGAGGGCAAAGCTGGTTTTAATTCATCAACTACCCAAGAAATAATTGCAAATATAGGAAAAGGTTCTTATTGTTACTTAGGTAGTATGCCATACCTTATACCAAAAAATGATTATCATTTACAAAAAATGGGTTGTCCAGAGGCACAAGGAGGCGGTGGAAGCAATGGCATAGTAGAATATACCAATAAACGTCATACACTAAAAAAAAGTAAACTAAAATCAAGGAAAATAAAGAAACATGCGTCTACATCCATATCTACGCCTACAACCAGGTTTACAAAGAAACATTTTCATTTGAAGCATAGTCATAACAAAAAGCATAAAACAAGACGCAATAAGAATTAGGGTGTCTACCTAATACAAATATCAAATTTCAAGTATAAAAATACATACATAATGCGTGGTTATGTATGTATGTATCTAGTCACCGAGACGAATCAAATACTGCACCATATTAGTTCTTCATTCGATAACTCGGCACCAATCAAAATACTACGATTTAGCTCCGGATTCTCGCTTGAAAAGAAACTGGGGCGTATTATACTCCAATCCGTTTTTTCATCGAGTAGCCCGACTTTCGTATATATATACGCCGCAAGAGCACTACACCAAAAGCGCGATATTTTTTGGGGGTCAGGGTCTTTCTTGCAATACGCTTCAATCCAGTCTCGCACTACGATATCATATGGTTTGTTAAAAACACAACTATGAATTTCTTTCATTTTTTCATGTGTAAATGGATTTTCTGTATGATAGTGTAGGTGTCGTTGTTTATGTGTATCAAGCAAATCTTGATTGGATTCAATATCAATCGGTTGGTTACTTTTATAAAAAAAATATTTCAAGATGCTGAATCCTGAGTAAATATATCCAAATGTGGTTGAAAACGTATTTGAAAACGTATTTATAAGCAGATTTCTGTTTCTAGTTACTAATGCTGTACTACTACCACCGCTACCAACACCATTCAAATCAGTTATGTTAATACTAATCATCGTTGTATTGTTTTCGATAATATCATCCGCAAAATGAACGCGCAATCTTCGCAAATATATTTTTCCCTTATATGTGGTTATAAAATCGACGATAGGTGTAAGCTGCACCCCTATTTTTCTCTTACCATCTTCGGCGTCGGGTATCTGAGCAGTGCCGGATTGCCATACATATACACCCTTCATTGGTTTATCTAAATATGTGAAATCGGGGTTTACAACCACCATGGCAATATGTGAGAAATCACTTTTTGAACCATACTTTATAAGCCATCCAAACAATCCGAGTCCTTTTTGTTCAAGATTATCGCATAGTAGTAAGTCGCCGGTTTTTAGTGTGTCGATTTGGTTTGTTATCTCTATAATTTGTTCGCTATTCATCATTTTCTTGTAATAGTTCTTGTAATAGTAGAAAACAATATATATAACCTTTATATTTATTGTTTTATATATTTTATATATTTTATTGTTCTAGATAATTATTTTGCATAATTATTATTCTATATAGTTACCATACTCTTCAATTTCTTCTTCATTATCATTTTCATTTTCATTTTCATTTTCATCATCAAAAATGCTATCATAGCTTCCACTAAATAAGTCCTTAAAGGCGCACATTAGTTGTTCGATATATGTTTTATCTTTGCATAACGAATTGCAAACATTTTCCGAAATAGCAATCGCTAATTCAATCCTACAAAAGAATTTAGAAAATGTAAGACCTTCTGTTTTTAATATTTTATTCACTTCGTATATTTCTTCTCCTCCAAAAAATATTTGTTTTACACTTAGTGTGTTATAGCATATATTGTAAATATCTTTTATAAGTTTTTCTTTTGTATTTGTGAGTGATTCTTTATTTTTATTTGTCTTATTATGTTTCTCTCCTTTCTCTCCTTTCTCTAATGGTTCAGATAGATGCTCAACAATATACTTTGCAAGCTTCTTATAGTTTCTCGAGACTAAAATCTTAAAAAAGTTGAAAAATATATTCTGTTCTTCTCTTGTCAGTTTTCCAATAATTCCATAGTCAATCACTCCTATTTTTAGAGTGTATTCTGTATTTGTGCTTGTTTTTGTATCACATGGTTCTTTCATAAAAATAACATTCCCAGAATGTAAATCTGCATGATAGATTGAATCGTAAAAAACAGACTTTATATTAAATCTTGACAATATTTTCGAATATTCATCTCTATCGTCTGCGCAGATATTTTCAAGCCTAGCGCCCTCGATATAATCCATTATGATCGCATTCGGGTTTTCTTCTGTAAAATACGAATAAACATGCGGAATACAAATATCTTTCACGTCTTTGAATTTTTCATAAAAAATGTGTATATTATCAACTTCGTTCGAAAAATCAAGTTGTCCCATCATGATTTCACGATTTTCCTCAAAGATATCGCATATGTTCAGGTTACATAAATATGGCAGCTTCTTTGTTATATTTACCAGTAGTTCTAATTCTTTCATTGACTTGTCAAACTTCTCGACGATATTTTTGCGCCGATATTTTATAATGACTTGTTTCCCATTAAGCGTAGCTTTATATATGATTGCAATTACACCGGATTTAATAGGTTCACTCCTTACGCCACCATGAATAACAAGTTCATCCCCATTACGTTTTGCAATACTTATCAATTCAAATAGTCCTTGATAATCTATTTCATTTTCATCATATTTAACGTTATCAGTATAGTTAATAAAATAATTAAACAGCTCTTTATTCATTAGTTTATTATTCGCATTATTCGAAATTCCCTGAAATATTTTTGTGAAAAATATATTTTTATCTGCCAACTCTTCGGCAAGATGTATTATGGTATTGTTGTAGTCAGTAGTTGTTTTTTTGGAAAACTTATACAGAACATAATATTTTGCATATATTCCCATACAAGAGGTTATAAAATATGACTTCGACAACGCGGACACTAGCGTGGGTTTTATATTTATTAAAAATGAACCGATTTTATCTAGTATATTTTTCGCATAGTTAGGGGTTGACGTTGTTTCCGAATCTAAGTCGCATCTTTCAAGTAGGAATTGCAATTCTTGTGAGTTTGTGTCTGCGTCTGCGTCTGCGTCTGCGTCTGCGTCTGCGTATGCGTCTCTAATATCATCGTTTTTCTTTGCATCGGTTTTGTAAAAAAAAGAGCATTTGTCTTGAATTCGTTTTAATGTTGCGAACATAGTTATGGATATGGTTATGGTTATAGATATGTATAGTATATGGTATTAAATATTATTTAAACTTGTTATTTTTTAAATATTATTCAATAATATTCACTTATATTCACTTATATTCACTTATATTATTGTATCATCTCAATAAATTGTTTCAGATTAAGAAACACTTTTTTCATGATAAGACCCATTATATTTTCCATATAAATAGGCAATGAATGACTTAATTCTAATTTAAAAATATAGTTAATATTTATTTTATGATACGACTCGAAATTCACCACCATAGATGATATCGTATTTACAACTTTGTCATAGTTTTTTAAATCTTCCGGATTCGGATAGTCGGCATCCACACAAGTATATGTCTTTTTATTTGGTTCACAGGTTTCCGTCACCTTTACATACATATATTTGGGCTTAATTCCTAAATCAGCAGCAAATGGTTTAAAAAGAAAAAGAACATTTACTTCGTTTATATTTTTATTTTTATCTCGATAAAATGGCGATGTCGATATGCTGTCATGTATTTCAATCTTTTCAAAATTGTCTTTGTTCAATGTAAACATTAAGTTATATATGTCTAAATTTATCATAGTATACAAGTTAACCTTGTTATTCTCTGCGTAAAATTGCAACAAGTAAATATTATTGTTTTTATCCCGTTTCAAGTGCATTTTCTCTTTAAAACAAATCGTCTTAAAATTATATTTTAAACTATCATTCATATTTTTAATTTGGTTAATTTGGTTAATTTGATTGATAAGTAGTCTATAGTTATTATTATTATCTATTTATGTATATTTTATGAATTATAATTATTCGTATATTTAATCTTATTTAGGTAGTATGTTAACACAATAACCTTTCAACATTTTTAATAAGATTCACTTTGTCCAATACTTCTTCTATATTTGCTTTATGCTTTGTCATGAAATATTGCGGATTTTTTAAAACCCTCCCTATCGTAATCATATCCATATTTATATTACCTGTTAGTTTTATAGAATAGTTAGGAAAATACTCTTCTATTTTTTTACACCCCCAATAAAGGGGTATCGTGTCATAAAGAAGCGGATTAACTATCTTTTCACTAAAATAGTGGTCGTGAGATGTATTTTCGATTGCAATCGTAAACATGTAATCGTCGCACATTTCAGTCATAGATTTGAAATCGCCATATATATTGTTACTTTCGGGGAATCGTTGCCTATACATTTTTGCCCCATTGCCCCATATATCGATAGGCAGTCGATGTTTGAGTATATAGCTTACAAGTGCATGACGATATTTGTGTCCTGGTGTATATGACTTATGCGAAACCATGATCGACATTACTTTTGTTTTTTTATTTGTAAACATACCAATATTTTTAGGTGTTTCATGAAACAGGAAACCATGGTGTCCTAAAAACGGAGGCGATGGTAATGAACCGACACTGCCGATAAAATATTTTCCTATATTATTCGCGGCATATTCAATGAAATTATTATAATAAAGACGTAAAAAAGAATTATCAGGCGGTTCATGTGCAAATCCGAAAACGCATTCTTTTTCAACTTGAATGTTGGATGGTGTTGGGCAGTTTAATAAAAATGCATGTGTGTATGTTTCGGTAGTTGTTAAATATATTTTTTTCGTTTTCCCATAATAGTCTAGTTTTTGATAAAGGCACATTCGTTCATAGTTCTGTTTGCACGTTTCTGATGTGCAAAAGTCGCTGAAAAATCGTATTCTTATATAGTTTTTTTTAAAATCGGATATAATATTTTTAAAATATTCGCTTTTATAGCATGTTTTATAATGGTTGATTTGGTATGGTGTTTTGTGCATTAATGTGACTTGATTTATATTATACAATACTGCTTCATATATACTTAACTGCAGCCATAGCTGGTTCATACAGAATAGTGTTATTTTGTCCGGGTCTATATCTTCCACGTGTTCTTGTTCTTGTTTTTGTTCTTGTTCTTGTTCTTGTTCTTGTTCTTGTATATATCGCAGCACATCTCTTTTAAAAACAACACTACTATTTATAAATGGGTTCACTTTAAAAAGATTATAATTGTATAGTCCGTTTATTGGTATTTCGGATATTTCGGATATTTCTGATATTTCGGGTTCTAGACCAGCACTTGTATCATATCTGCTTTTTGTTCCAATTACGTCTATTCTTGGAAACTCTTTTAGTTTTGTGGCTTGAAGTTCTAGTTTATTTGGCGCCCATATATCGTTTACATCTAATATTCCAATATAGTTATAAATTGCGTCGTTATTTACTACATGTAAAAACGTTTGAATATATGTTTTAAACTCTTCTCCGTATGTTTTTACTTCAATTCGTTTGTCTTCAAATGATGGCATAGATGTGGATGCGGGTGTGGGTGTTTGTGTATTATAACATACAACCTTCAACTCCCAATCCTGGTATGTTTGATTTACCACAGATTGAACACTCGTTAATAATGATTCTAATTGTGTCGTTGTGGTAATTACGTTACGTATAAGACATACAATAGATATCATTTGTGGATGTGTTTTGTGTTGTGTTGTGTTGTGTTGTGTTTGTATAAAAATATATATAATAAAAATATATTTTGATATCTTTATTATATTTTGTAGTGTTTATTTTTTATTTGTATTGCTTAGAATTAAATATCCAAACTGATCGTATTCTTTTCAGATTTAGGTTTGCGTTTGGTTCTGCTTGGCATGTTATCATTTTGCAAGTCTTTCAACTCAGAAATACTAATCGTGCTCCCTTTTTCTTCAGCATTGTTTGCGCTGCTGCCACCACCGCCACCAAACAACGACGCCATGTCATTGCCACCGCTGCTGTTGCCATTGCCGTTGCCGTTGCCATTGCCACTTCCGCTAGGAATGTTTATACTTTTCGTTTTAAGACCAGAAAGAATATTACTAATATCGCTTGGTCCTCTCATTTCAGGGCGCGGGTTTTGCGGATTAGGAGGTGGTGCTCCGCGCATTGACTTGTTTGCAAATGCATTTACAAAATTGTCTGTCAGGTTCACACCTTCATTCATACCTCCTCTACCAAAGTTCAGGTCAGGGCGATTCGAAATATCGCCTTCTCTTCGTGGAGGTGGAACCGAGTTAGGTCCTTTTGTAGCAACAGGTGCGGGTGGTGGACGCTGGTTATTAAAGTTACTCGACATCGGTGGGGGTGCTGCCATGCCGCCTCCTCCTCCCCCCATACCTCCCATCATATCACCCATAAAGTTCCCAAAATTCGGCGATGATTGTGACATTGTGTTCACTGCTGCTTGTGTGAATTGTTTCATAAGTTCGGGATTTTGGCGCATAATATCGTCCATACCCGGCATGGCGGATTTAAACATCGTATTTGTCATATGAAGCATAATCGCGCTTCCACCCAACTGGAAAAGCAGTTTCAATTCAGGCGCCATCTTTGCTTTCGACTTATATTTCTCATGTAACTCTCCAAAAATCTCCTCATAGTCGTCAACATTTTCGTTGATCTGCTCTGACCATCCGTCCAACTTCAAATCAAATGGGTCAAACTTATTATTCAAAAATTCTAGACCTGTGATTGCAGTCATAAGCAACTTCTGTTGAAATTTGATACTATTCTTCTTCTCACGTTCTTCAACATGTGTCTCGTATTCGCCCTTCATTTCAAAGAGAGAAGACTCCATGCTGTATTTCTTACTAAGACGAATACCCTTCGTTTCCAGTTCTTCCAATTTTTGTAAAATTTTAAACTTTTCGCGCAACAATTCTTCTTTCGTCATTTGCGGCGTTGCGTCCACATTTGCATCAGGGTTTAATGGAATATTACTAAACTTACCAAACCCATCCCATGTTTTATTATCATTGTCTGTATTTGCAGTAGATGCACCAACATTACTACCGCTGATGTTATTATACCTCGGCTCAGAATATCCGCCATCACTGGCATCATCGTCGTTATAATTACTTAGTTTTATACCACCACCAATGCTGCTACTGCTTGCTCCAGCAGAACCAAAAAAATCAGACTTGAAATTCTTTGAGATTTTTTTAACACCCCCACTACCACCACCGCCGCCCCCGATAGAATTCGACAAGTCATTCAATTCGTCTTCCAGCTCATTCAGGTCATCCAAATCAATATTGTCGCCACCGCCGCCACTTTTATTACCGGTTTTTAGTTTATCATTCATAAGCAACTCAAGGCCTCCACCGAAGTTGACAGATTTGGCACCACCTCCGCCGCCATGACTATTTTTATTACTAAAGCTATTATCTAAATCAGATAAATTTCCAAGGTCAATCACTTCTTCCATAGTGTTATATTATCAATAATAATAATCTATAATTTTAATTTTAAGTTTGTGCGCATTATAAATATATATTTGTGAAACTATATATGAAATCAAATAATAAACAAAATTAGTTAACAAAATTGTTAAATAGTCACACTACCTTTATCATATTTTTGATAGTAAGATAATATATTCCTTGTAAAAAGCAATCTGCGAGATCGTCTTTTTTTTTATTTTTGTTCAGATACCCTTTATAATCCTCGAATTCTTCTTTTGTTTCTAAAAGTTCGGCAGTTATTTCGACACTTTCTGCTTTCCGTTCAGTATATGTTGTTTTCTTTTTTGTCATAAACATTTTTAGTTTATTTG